AGGGCGTCAATGCGATCGTCGTGCTTGAGGCACTTCTTTTCGCGGGTGATCCAGGCGATCTGGTGCTGGAGCTGGTAGCGAACGTCTTTGTCGTCCGGGAGCAGGACTTGGGGGTCTATGACGAGGCGGTGGCTGTCGAGCAGGGGGGCGAGGATCGTGCAGATCCGCATGGACTTGTGGGTGCCGCGAACGTCGGTCCCTTCGGGGGTTGCGATGCGAAACTGTGCCGAGTGGACGCCGGTGAGCCTGCACGACCATCCGTCGGGGTAGAGGGGGTCTACGCCGGGTTTGAGCGAGCCCTTGGCGATGGCGTGCTTGAGGGCTGCGCCGAACGAGCCGAAGGTGTCGATGTTGTCTTCGTAGAAGCATTCGTCAACGCCGGTGTCGCGGAGGATGTTGACGATGCGGTCGAGGGCGATGAGGAAGTTGGAGGCTTCGGGCGGGGCGTCGAACGGGGGCGTGCATTCGCGGACGAGGACCCCGGTGCAGGCTTTGATGTGGAAGAGCCCGGCGAGATGGCCGATGCTGGCGACGGCAATTTCATCCTCGCCTTCCCCGGCTGGGTCTACCCATGCCTTCGTGACCTGATAGGGCATGGTCTGGGGGTGGATGTGGATGGGCCTGCGGAACTTCTCGTTGGCGATTCCGAGCGTCGGGAGGTTGGGGATCTGGGTTGAGCCCTGGGCGTCGCGGGTTCCCCAGGTGAGGGAGAGCGGGGCTTCACGTGCTCGGCACGGGTGGACGATGAGGTTTTCGAGTTTGAGGGGGTGGCGTGATCGCCCGCTGGCGTTCTTGCGCCCCATCTGCTGCATCTCGAAAGCCAGTTCACCCTCGCCCCGCTGCTTTTCGACGTGCTCCATCGTCATCTGCGGGAAGAAGACGATATCGCCCGGCTTGCGCCGCCCTTCCTGTAGGGCGTTCACGAGCACGGGATCGACGTTCTCAAACTCGTGGAGTTCGTCCAGTTTGGGGTAGAGGATGGGGTAGGTGCGGAACACGTAGTTCTTGCGAGCCAGTCTCATGTAGACCGAATCGCTGTCGTGGTGGTAGGTGAAGACGTAGAAGATCTTGCGTGGGATTCGGTCGGTTCCCGGTAGGTACCTGAGCCGCATGAGTTCGGCGCATGAGTGCTCTACGCGGTCTCGGGCTTCGACTGTGAGGGCGTTTTTGTCGTCCTCCACGTCGTCGGGGATGATGATGTGAGCCCTGCCGCCCGTAATCTGCCCTCCGATGCCCGTGGCACGCAGCGAGCGCACTGGTGAGGGGTCGGCAGGCCCGATGTCGAAGAACGCCCCTGTGTCCTTCTGAGCCCGTTTAGCACCCGTTCGGCGCTTGGGCTTGAGGTGCTGAAGGAACGGCACGTTGTCGATGCAGTCGCGGATGAATGAAACGATGTCGGTGGCGAACCTGCCGCCCTTGGATGGGATGAGGATTTTGGCGTTGGGGTGGCTGATCCAGACCCAGAGGGGGTAGGTGCAGGTGAGCTTGTTGGTTTTGCCCGACCCGCGGGGGGCAAAGACGCCCGATTCACCCGGCCCGTTTGCCATCCACTGCATCATCAGGCGGTCGGTATCGCACAGAGCGAGTTTGGGGTTCTCGTGGAAGCCACGGTATTCCCAGATCGCCTCGCAGAACGTCACGTAATCCGTGCGGAGCAGGTAGGCCATCTGGTCGTCGGACATGGCCTGCAACCACTTGACCACCGACCGCTGTTCTGGTGTCCGCCGCTGGCGTGGTTCAGGCATCCTCTTCACCGCTCTTGGTCATACCGCGAATGCCGGAGACGAGGGGGTCAACCTTGGGTGCCGAGTCGCTTTCGAGCCCGAAGTCCTTGCGGATCTGCTGGCGTTCGCGGAGCCACGCCTGAAGCGCCTTGAAGTCCGTGGCGTCGGCTGGGAGGGTGACAAGTTCACCCTTCGCCGTCATCCGCTCCCGCCCGTCCCGGCAGATCCGGATGAGGTTGTCCATCGCAAGAGCGCCCTGCTGCTCCTTGCTCATTTCGTCTTTCTTCGCCATGCCCCTGTCCTTTCCGGAATGCTCGTTGGAACAATAGTCGTTTCAACAAGTGTTTCCCGTGAAACATCTTACCCATCCGGATGGGTGGTTACGGTCTTTGCGGGTTGTCGTCTTCCTGCTCGGGAAGTCGCGTCTGGATCGCGTCCAGTACGTTCCGCAGCACGGGGGCACGCTGGCCGGGCACGAGTGATCTCCACGCCCGGAACTTGCCCTGCGTGAACGTCTTGCCTCCGACGGCTTCGTGGATCGACCTGTACGCCTTGAACACGTTGTTGACCATTGCCGTTGCCGGGATCTGGCCCATGATCTCTTCAAGCCCGCCGGCGGAGGAGCCAAGCCCGGTGTGGCGGGCGGCGTCGAAGATCGGGTGCCCCCCGTGCAGGGTCCACGCCGCGTCAATCACCGGGGGGGCGATCGACGACAGGCCGACGTTGCCCGCGATGGCCGGGATCATCGTGCGGGGGGCCAGCATCTTGGCGAGGTATTCGTCCTTGTCGGCCCGTCCCTGGGCGGCGATCTGGATGCGTGAGTAGTACGCGAGCGAGGCGAGAAGCGCGACGGCGGCGTGCCCATACCAGATCCCGGCCTCGCCCCGGCGCTGGACAGCCTGAAGGAACTGGGTGGAGTACGCGCCAAGGGCGTAGTTGCGGAACTGGAAAAGCGGCTTGACCCAATTGACGTTGAGCCACGCCGGCAGGTTGCCAATATCGTTCTTGTTCACCGACGACTTGACGAACTGGTGCCACGCCACGACGAACTTGTTGAGCGCCTGCTGATCCTTGACCTTGGCAGGGTCGAGCATCTCGATCCCGTGCCGGCTGAGCGTGTAGTTTGCCTTGTCGCCCAGCATGTTGCCGACCTGCTTTGCGTCCTCTCGCGTGAGGCCAAGAGAAAGCAGTTTGGACTCGCGGACGGTATCGGCCTGTGCCGTCAGTTCGTGCAGGCGGTGCCACGCGGCCCGGGTGGCGATCTTGTACGTCAGGTCGTTGGCAAGGTTGAGGCCGGTTGCGGCGCTCTGGACTTGATTGAACTTGTCTACCGCCCGCTCGCCAATGGCAAAGTTGCGTTCGGCGGCACTCTCGTACAGGTCGGAAAGCTGGTACGCCCCGTGTGTGAACCTGTCTGGCACCCCAACGCCGAAGTGTTCGGCAAGGTCTGAAATACCGTCCCGAAGTCGTCCATCCGTGAGCGAGCGTTCAAACGCTTCGTTGATCCCACTGACGGCCTTGAAATAGTTGCGAACGCCGGCCAGCCCGATCGACCTGCCGATGTCTGGGATGTTAGCGAGCACGAACCCGCCGCCGTTCGTTGCCATGCCGATTTTCTGGACCATCCGCAGTACGCCGGCCACGGTCTCGTTCTGGATGTCGGCACGCTGGCCCATGCCGCGTAGGTATCGCCTCACCACGTCAAGGCGGTCGATGTCGGTCGTCGTTGCCCCGGCCTTGGTCAGTTCTCGCTCAAGCTCACGCCACGATCCAATCGTCCTGCCAAAGTACCCTTCGGCGGAGTCGAGAATGGAACGCTCGGCGGACGCACCCGTGACCTGCCGGACATACGACGAGTAGAGTTGGTCGATGTCGTTCTCGAACAGTTCGTCGACGTGAACAGGCGTCCCGTCCGGGGCTGGCGCGGAGTGCGTTTCATCCATGAGCGTGCGGGTTTTGGCGCGCGCGGTCGTAGCCTTTTCTTTCTGGAAGCTCAAGCCCTTGACGAGTGAGTCGATGTCTTCGGGTGGAAGCCCGGTGTTGGCGGCCTCAATGACAGAGCGGATGGCAACCTCATCGCCGCCCAGCGCCTTCGCCATCGCCAGTTCGTCGAGGTGCTCGGGGTTGCGGACGACGTTCAAGATCCACCCGCCAAGACGGTCGGCGGATTCCCTGTCGATGCCCTGGGCCTTTTCGATGGCCCCACCCAGCAGGTCCTTGGCAATGAAATCGTCGCCGTACCGGGCGCTCAGGTCGGCGATCTTTGCTTGCCGGTAGAGGCGGTTGACGTAGTTGTCGCCAGCATCGGCGATGTCCAGCCCGTGCCGGTTCCCCTGATCGCGGACGGTCGCGTATCTCTTTTTGTGGAAGTCGATGGACTTCTTGACCTGCGGCGTCGCCCTTGCCGCCGCTTCGGGATCTCGGATTCCAGCCGTCACCGCCGCATTGAATGCCCGTCTCGCGGCGTCCTTTTGGGTCCACGGGATACGCTGCTCTTTGACAAACTCGTCAAACAGCGCCTCTTGCACGTGGTACCGCTCGGCCATGAACCGGGAGATGTTGCGCCCATGCCATACCGTTGCCGCGTCAGTCTTGGCTGCAACTTTCCCGCCTTCGGTTCGCATCAGGGCGTCATCAGTAGCAACGGCGGAGATGAACCGGACGGCTTCGGAATCTGACCGCCCCAGACGCCCGCCAAGGTCATAGCGAGCGGCGTAGGGTGACTTGAACGTCGTGGCGTTGAGCGGGATGTGGTCGCCCGCGATCTTGGGTGGGCGGGGCGGGGGAAGGCTTCCATCGTCGGTGGGCGCGTCGCCTCCGGTGCTGGGCGTTTCCGGCGGCGGGACTTCCGTATTCCGGTAGTCCAGATCCACAACTTCGTGCTGCTTTCCAGAGAAGTTGGCGATGAAGTCTTCCGGCTCCATCGTCTGCAATCGCACAATCTCGTTCAACTCGTGCGGGTCGGTTGGGTCAAGGCCGGACATGCCAACCAGCTCGTCCCGCAGGCTCGCTCTCGCTTCGGGTGAAAGCTCGTTCTTGAATACGATCCGCCCTTGCTCGGTCATCACCTGATCGTGCAGTTTTGCACGCATCTCGGGCGTGAACTCGAATTGACCGGCGGCCCCCATCGCGGGGTTTGATTCCATCAGCGTCTTGTAACGCTGGACCTTTGACGCAAGCGATGCCGTTCGTGCAGCGCCAACCAGCCCGTGAATGCCAGCGCCGATCGTAAACGCGGACGCCGCGTTGATTGCCATGCGTTCGGCGGTCATCTCAGGGTCAACCGCAGACATGGCCGCGTCGGTTGCCAGCGCGGTCCCCGCGTTCACCAGACCGGCCTTGGCAAGCTGGGCAATCTTGCTCCCCGTGCTTACCCATCCGATTCCGCCCGTCGCCACGGCGGTCACGTAGTTGATCGGGTCGAGAAGTCCGGCAATGAAGTTCGCCCCAGCACCAGCCCATCCGTCGTTGTCCACGGTCTCTCGCATGACCGAGAGTTCGCGGAAGTCGTCGGCGATGCGGTGGGCATGGTCGATGCTTACGGCCCGTCCAAGCTCGTTCCAATACTTCGGGTCAAGATCCTTGGTCAAGTAATCTGCCACGTCCTGATCGGCAAACACGCCCTTGAAGTTGGGGTCTGGCGTAAAACCAGACTCGCCCAGAGATCGCATGATCCAACCAAACGGGGTGTTGGCGGCAGACGCCATTTTCACCTTGTCGGTGAAGGTCGTGTCTGTCTCGGAAGCTGGTTCGGGCTTGGGGCGCGACGCGAGCGGCGTGGTAGAAAGCGACGCCTCAAGTCCCGCCCTGGTACGGAAGTCTGCTTGTGTCATTTACACACCTCCCACGGGGTAGTACCCAGTGTCGCGGGAAGGCGACGGCTGCTGATTAGGAAGTCCCCACGCCCAATTCGGCTTGTTCGCGGGAGAAACCAGCGAGTCATTGAGTGTTGGTCGGTTCACGATTTTGTCGTACACGCTCTTTGCCGTGGGCGGCATCCGATCCACCAATGCCTGCTGACGTTGCTCGCGGTACGACTTGTCCTTGCCCCGGTAGGCACTGATGTAGCCGTAGTTGGTGACAGCGTTTGCGATCGCGTTCATGTCGCCGGTGGTGAGTGCTGGGGCGTCAATGATCGGTATACCGTCATTGTCGAGTGTCGCCGTGCGCGAGGCGGCGTCGTACCGAAACAGGCCCACACCGCCGTTGAGTTCGCGCATTGCGTCGGCGATCGACTGGAAATACGGGCGGATTGCGTCGTTTCCCCTGGCAAACATCAACCGCTTGTCAACCACAGCCATGTCTGCGGCCATGTCGGTAGATACCCGGTCGATCACTTCCTTCGACAATGGATCTTTACCGTTGAGCGCCGCGTACGCGCCGGCCTGCCGCACGAATGCCTGTTCAATCTCGCTGTGGTTGGCTGCGCCAAACTTGTTGGCGATCGCATCCACGGCGGCAACCACGGGCTTCGCGTCCACCGAAGGGGGGTTCTTTCCAACCCTGACAACACGGGCCGCAGCCGCCGCCGCCTCGGGCAATGTAAGGCGTCCACCATCGGGGCCGCGCCCAGTCTTGAGAAGAAGATCCGCCGCCCGCAGGTAGTCGATCGCCTTCCCGGCGTGCCGCTCGGCCACACCGGGATTCTGGCTCTGCTCAATCATCTGGAAGAGACGGATGCCATCCATTGCCTGCTGGCTTGGCTCGCCCGCAGCATTGACGGCCACCGATTCCGACGCCGATAGCACGTCTGCCCAAGGCTCGTACTTCACGTCCGGGGACAACTTGCCCAGATAGGTGGCGAACGCTTGTGTTCCAATCGCCTGATTTGCGGCGTTGACTCTCGCGTCGGGCGTGTTGGTGGGGAACTGCCTGCTCAGCGAATCAAACACCGATCCAAGGTGCTCTTGCACGAGCGGGGCGGATGAAATCTGGTGGTCGCTTCCGTCTGGAAGCTCCATCGTGAAGTTGGACGGGATCGGCTTGCCCGTGTCCATGAGCGTGCCGACCTCGCTGGCCTTGGATGCCCGGAAGTCCTGCTTGAACTGGCGGACGGCCATTGCCGCCTTGCCCGCGTTGGCCTGACTCTTCTCGGCGTCGATCTTGTTCAGGCCGGCCAGATACGCCTCGTCACCGATCTTGCCCTTCCATCGCTGCTTGTACTGCTCTTTGACCATCTCAAAGGTCATGGTGTTGTCGATGGCCTTCGCCAGATCGCCAGCAAGGTCGTCCTGAGATTGCTGGATGATCTTCGCCCGCTCCTGCCGCTGGCTGGCATCAAGCGTGGATCTTGCCTGCTCAATGTCCGCTTTGTCGAACCCGGCGGGGAGGAGTGATGCCACGGCGTCAAACCCGGATTTGGACCCGATCGACGCCTGATAGTTCAGGGCCGCAGCCCCAACCGATCGCTCAAGTACAGCCCGATCAACGCCGGGATTCACCTCGGCCAGCGCGTCCACCTTCTCTGTGAACGCCTGGGCGTCCGTGATTCCCGACGCCCCGGCCAGGATGTTTTTGCTCGTGTCTTTTCGAGCCTGGGCGACAAGCTGCTCGTTGCGGTTCACCGCCGCCGCCGTGTACCTGGGTGCCGCATAGTCACGGTATGCCTTCGCCGCGTCGGGATTGAGGCCCGTGATCTCGGCGTCGATCATGGCGTTTACGTGTGCGGGGATCTGGTCAACCGGGAGAACCACAGTGCTCGTTCCGATCGCGCTCTCGGTCAGGGGTGATTTCTCCTGTGCGGTCTGGGTGCCAAACCCCTGATTGCTCGCCCTGAGCAACCGAGCCTTGCGTTCGGCGGCGTTGGCAAGCTGCTGCTGCTCGGCAACCGTGCGCTCGATGTCAGTCCTCTGCTGGCGGTCGATGTACCCCTGCATCTGGTACGCCTGCCCGATTTCGCTCGCCGCCGACTCGGCCAGCCCCAGAATCCGCCCCAGTTCCTCCGCCCTCCGCAGGCCCTCAGAGTGCGAGGCAAGCGTCCCCGGGTCGATGCCCGGCGCGTTCAGGTTGGCGTCAGAACCAAGACGCGGTACGCCGCCCGTTTGGTTACGGGAATATGTCTGTTGGGGACCGCTCGAAAAAAACCTGCTCATGGTGTAAAAACCTCATACGGCCCCTTGGCGCATCGGTGGTCAGGTTGCACCGTCGAGAAAGCGGAGGTGCATCATGGAGTCGGCAACACAAGTCGGGTCAAAGTCTGTCAACAACCATCAGATCCCCACCCCAATTCCCCGGAAGCCGCGGATCTGGGAGTTGAAGGCATCAAGCCTTGTCGCCTTCAAGCGCTCGGCCTCGATCCCAGCCACCTCAGCGCCCTGTAGGGACGTTCCAATCGAAAGCCCGGTCGTGAACCCACCAATTCCACCGGACGCCGCAGACAGGCCTATATCCGATTTCTGGGCATTCAGGCCGGAGATGTTGGCGTCAAGGCTGCTTGTGATCGACGCGATCGTATTGGCGAGATTCTGGTTCAGGATGTCAAGGTTCAACCCGGCATCGGTTTCAATCTGGCGGTTCAGGGGCGCGAAGTCTCCAAGGTCGATCCCGCTCGCCCCGGCGGCCACGGCGGTAGACCCCTCGATCTGCTGCTGGCGAAGAAGAAGCTGGCGGCGCTCATTTGCGGTCTGTGCCGCGACCTGCTTCTCCTGCACGCCCGCCGCCGTCCTCTGGGCTTCCTTCGCGCGAGAGATCGCCTTGTTCTGCTTCTGGGCCTGAATCGCCGAGACGCCAGCACCCGCCGCCGCCCCGGCTGCCGCAAGCCCAATCACCAATGGTTCAATCCCTGACATGGCTACCTCGTGACAATGCCCGTGGGCTCAAACCGGCCATCGAATCGGACCTGACTGATGCTCAGTGGGTGCGGGCATAATGCTGGGGTCCGAATCACAATCGTTGAGATGTCGGATTTCAGGCCCGTCCCGCTTACGAGAAACCCGAACGCATCCGGCGTGTACGGCGCAATCATGGTACGGGTCGCCAGCGCCTCGGACGTGTAATCGGGGTCAATTGCAATCTCATACGTCCCCGCCGTGGAGTGCGTCGTCGCGACACGCTCGATCGTCAGCGGGTCTGCCGCGATCGCCTTGCCATCCTGGG